ATTGATTTATTTTAATTTTTACCTGGATATTTATTTGCGAAGCATACTCTGTTTATTCAGTTACAGAAACAGTTCCACCATTTAATACAAACATACGGCCTACTTGTGCCCAAATGTAAGTAGTCAGAGGTTTCCTAGCATCTTCATCTGCACTTTTAAATACTGTACGTTCTAAAATAATAGGTTTGACGCCAACAGCGACTCCTGCACCAGACATAGGATTTGTTAGATCTAATCCCTGATAATGGCATAAGCCAGTCATACTAGGGTCGGTAAGAACATTTCCATTTATCTTTTGGACTGGTACACCTAAATTTGTAAAAGCAAAAGCAGGTTTTATTACAGTACCGTTATCATCAGTAGTTTGATTCCAACTATATTCACAACTTGCTACTTGAAGGTCTACACCACCAGTTTGTGATAAATAATATTGTTGCTGGGCTTCATTTCTAACAGGGCGATTGAAAACAAGTCTATCATTGATTTTCATATTCCACTCTGAACCGCCCATAAATCCTCTTGACACATATTGACCATGGATAGAAGACCATGCACCACTAAAATCTGCAGCTGCAGTAGGAACATCAGCCCATTGAATTTTCTGAACGGACCTTGATGCTAATCCTATATCTCTATTAACAACTTGCCTTTGTGCTGGGTTTCCTGCAGCAGTAACAGCTGCAAGCCCAGGTAAAGAGGCAGTAGTTAAAATGATATCATTGTAAGGAAGACTGAGTCCTTCGGCAGACATAGCCTGAGCCGCCATATCTCCCATTTTAGAGTCATTGTAACTTAAATAGTCGGCTAAAAATGAGATTTGAGTAGTAGCAATAGGGCAATTTTGCACATATTTTGCACCTCCTAAGCCTTTTTGATTGGAATAAAAAGCAAATCCCTCGGTATCTTCCTGCCAAGTAATATCAATGACAAGATTATCAGCCATTAAGTAGAGTGGAAGTTGAACGCCTTTCATCATAGGGAAAAGTTCTGATAATTTAATAGCAAAAACAGCAGTAGTATCTTCGTCTTCAGTAATTTCTATTTGCTCACTAGTTTGACCTTCATCTCTAGGCATACCATTATCATTATTTCCCCAATCTAAATTCATGGGTTGTAGTGATCCATTTGCGGGCCAAGATGGTTCCATACCATCTACAGTACCGTTTCTAATACCATCTTTACGACATCTCTCTTCTACACTTTTGAACTGGCGATTTAAACACATATAGCGTCCATATTCATCAGTGGTAGCAATTGTTGTTGCTCCTACTCTTAGTCTAGCACTTTTAATCCATGCATGACAGCCAGCTCTAATAGGAGCATTAACAACTTCATTAGCAACATCACTCCCAGCTGCAGTGGGATTTATTTTAATTCTAGCAACTTGAATACAGGAATTGATGTCTAATATACCTCGACGCTCGAGCTGAAATCTAGCGTTATTTTGATTACAAACTAAAGGTTCAAGAATAGAAGTGTGTACGTCCATTGTGTCAATTGTTTGCTGGGGAGCAACTTTCAATATATCTGGTAAACTCATTTTTTATATATAATACTACATATAAAATTTTTATGAATTATTTATTAAAAAATATTTTTTTTAAGATGAAACACGAATTCCTTCAGGGCTGTAGGTTAATGTATTGGTAGCAAGGATATAAGTGTAAAGACTATTGGGGGAATCACCTTGTAGAGCAGATTTAACTCTTAATGAGTATGGGGTTCTGCTGTAGTCTACTCCCACCTTAAAAGCATCACTTCTTATTCCTATTCCAAAGGAAGTTGTAGCATCTGCTCCAGTAGTAGGCCAACGGTCAGTTCCTCCAACAATATTAGTTTCCTCATTTTCACCAACTGAACTTCTTGATGTGGCCTTTTTAGGTAAAACTCCTTGAATTCTAGTTTGTTTTGCTTCTTCAGTTAGAAGACTGATAAATGTAGAATCCAAAGTATGAAGAGGTTTGACACTGTTAAGATACTGGTCAATGACATCAGCTGCAAGTTCTGAATTATCAGCACTAGGAAGAGCATTACCTTGGGCGACTACACGTTCCTCGATAGGATATAATAAACCACCTTTAGCAAATGCTACTTCTTCAATAGGGGCAACAGCTCCTCCATTGGATTGTAACCTATAAGGTCTAGTAGAAATTTCTTTGCTATTATTAATTTTGGTAGTTGGAACAAGATTATGAACAACACTTTGAACTTCTTTTTGACCAAGATTAAGAACAACAGTTTGGTCTGATGAGTTAATGACACTGTAAAGACTGGAGTAAGCATTGTATTTTAATTGACCTGAAGATACAGCATTCATTTTTTGGACTGAGGCTTCATCGGGCACTAATAAATCATAGGATAATACAAGGTCACTTAGTTCATAATGATAATCAGTAATAGTGCCTGAATTCCTATTTTTTGTTAAATATCCATCACGATAGGCAATAATATTACCTTCAGTAGGACGAGTTGCGTTCCCAGTTCCATCTCCTTGAGGTGGATTGTCGATATCTTGCCAAGGTCCAATAACATTACCATCGGGGGCAAGTTGTAATTGGACTATCATTCCTTGAACGCCTGACTGACCTAATGGAATCACACCAGTGCCTGATAGTAAACCAGCTCTAATAGGCATACAGAAATCACGAGTTACATTTAGAGAACAAGCACCAACTACCGAACGACCATTGGTTAATTCACCGATAGAACCTCCATTTGTCATATCGTGGGGAGACATAGCAGCACCATGTAATCCAGCAAGCATTCGGGGGTATTGGCGAACATTTTCTAAAGTTTGGTTTCCATCTAAAGTAGTTAAAGTAACTTGCTCTATGCAAGAAGCAACTCCTACACGGCAATCTATACTTCCATTTTTTGCCTGTGCTCCATCAGATATACCACCGACACCATCATTATTATTTACAGCACTAGGAGGGCTATTGTTGTCACTATATACATTTAGCTTTCCAGAAAGTCTAACAGATTTACCTACAAGTAGATTATCAGATTGTGCGATAAGAAATTGACAGATTGGATATCCGTTTTTGAATGAGTAACCTGAGCCTCCACTAGGAGCGTTAATAGGTTCTATACTTACCTTCTCGGTTCTAAC